TCTTTTTGCAAACCTTGGTATGTTTCTTCTAACATGGAAGGTCTGTTAACCATTTCTTCTCGTTGTTGTTGTACAAATCCTAATTGTCCTTCAACATTTTTAGGAAGAAGTTGTTCTGGACTTCTACCAATTGTACCCATTGCTCTCAAACGTTCTAATGCTTCATTTCGTGCAGCATCTTCAGAACGAGATGCTGATTCTGCAGCTATTCTGCTTTCTATTTCTTTAGATACTCTAGGAACATCTGTAAAACGTTCTGGACTACCTGTCGGTGCCATTCCTGTTCTTATACTTTCTAATAATTCTTCAGAGGATGTGTCCTCTATAGGTCGGCCTATAGGCGTAGCATCTGCAGCCTCTGCAGCAACCTCTCCAGCAAACGCTAATGGTCCTGCAGCAGCAGCAAGTGCTATTTTGCCACCTTTCATAATTATTTTCTTTAATATATCGTTTGTTTTTCTATCACCCTCAGAGGATATTTCTTTGTATGTTTCCAGATCACCTTCATCTAAAGCTTTTAGGGCAGCATCTACCTCTTCTTGTGTCATGCCACCAACTTCGAGAGCCTGATTAAAGGTACGTCTTCTAGGAGGTTCAGGTTTTTCTTGTGCTTCACCCAGTAAATCTTCGGTTGCTGTAGGTTCAGGTTGTCCTGATACTTGTTTAATTCTCTCTGCAGCAGATTCTGCTCGCGTAGCAGCAGTTTCCATTCTTTGAGCAAGACCCTCTGCATCTTGCGCTGGACCTAAAAGAGATGCTGTTGCATCTGCTGCAGTTCTTTCAGCTTTTGCTACTTCTGGTACTTTAGAAACAATAGCTGGTACTTTTGTAGATGCTCGTTCTAATTGGTATTGTTTAAGTAAATTTTGAGGATTTTCGTAACCTGCTGCTTGACTGAATATTTCAAAGAACATATCCATTGAGGAAGCTATTCCGCTAATTCTTCCTTTTCTTCCAGGTTTGTAAAAATTTAATCCTACATCTTTTGTTGAGTGTCCTAAAACTTTATTAGCAATTTCAGTGTTTTCTTCTTCATCAATTATATCAAAAATATTTTTACGTAGGTTTCCTAAAGTAAACGGAATATCTTCTCCAGTTTTCCGATTTGTTATACTTTGTCCAGCCTCTTGTAAAGCTTGTCTAATAGGATTTTGTATTTTTTTTCTAACACTATCCATAGAAGAAAAGGAAAAGAGTTTTACTCTTCCCTCTTCGTTCATAACGTCTTGTCTTAAATCGTCTAAAATTTCATAAACATTTGCACCAAGATTATAAGGTATTTTTCTACCTTTATTGTTAATTGAACTTAAAGTTTTTGTTTCAGGATTTATAAACCCTACTTCTTGTCCTTGTCTCCCTGGAACAATACGTATATTTAAAATATCAGTGTCTCTTAATCCCGTTAAAAGTTTAATAAGAGCAAAAACTTTTACTTCTTTATCTTTTATATTTGTTATACCTTTATGTATTGCTTTACTAAATTCTTCAAAATCAGGTAGATCAATTTCTTTAGCGACCCGCATTTCTGTAAAATCAAACATACGTGCGGGATTACCGCCTACTCTAGCTCTCTTTTCGTAAGCCTCTACAGCGTTAACAGTTGTGTCATTTGGGAGGTTAGCGTTAATTAAAGCTTTTACATCTGCCCCAATTTTAGGTTTTACTGTTCTTCCTTCAAAGTCATCTGGATTTGCTATAATGTAATCTATGATTTCGTTAATAGACTCTGAAGTATTTAGTGTGGATAGATCAGCATCAAGATTAAATCCCATTTTCTCAAGATGCCTTAAAGTTTTCTCATATCCCTTAATGGCACTTTTTTTAACACCTGCATCTATTTTAGCTTGTACTGAGTCTCTAATACTTACGCCAAAGTTGTCTGCTCCTATGTTACTCACGACACGTTGTGGCGGCAGAATCTCTCCCTCTAAAGATTCTGGTGTTCTAGCAGGTACGCTAAAAGATGGTATTTTTATTTCTTCGTCTGCCATTAGTAACCAAATACACTATCTGCGGGTTGAAACGAATCTTTCTTAATCTGATTAAATATGCTGTTCTGTGGTAAGCCTGTAGGTCGTGTCATGCACATATACCTTAAAGCATCGTAAGCGTGGTCATCTGCCTTCGTATCTACATCTTCACTGTTAGTCTTAGACAAGGGTATAGTAGGTAGAGTCCGTATGAGGTTGGTACACGTTGAGAATATCTTTAGTTTTGGTTCGTCTGTTCTCTCGTCTACTGCTAACCGTCGATGTAGTTCTATCTTTCCTGGTATTCTATTCTTATCTGCTGGAATCCAGCGTGTTCCGTTACGTATCATAGTCTCAGCTATGCTTGGCCCTGTACCGTGCTTTGACCAACAAGCTCCATCTAACACAGAAATCTGCATGAGGGGATCATGTTCCTCTAATGCGTTAACTATTCGTGCCAATGTCTCTCCTGTGTAGCCTTTATCGTACAGTTCTCTGTAAATCCAGATGTTTCCATCCCAATCTACAGCACCCCAAAGTACGCAACTAGGACTGCTATAACCATAGTCGGCTGCTCGTAGTCTAGGCCAGTTATATGGAACCTCAAACGGTTCAACAACGTGTTTTGACCTATCAAACTCTGAGAAAGCAGCCCCATCCGCAACATCCCAGTCTCCTTCTAGCAGTCTTCTGCGTTCTACTTCAGGGAGAGACAGCAACATTGCCTCGTATTCGCCGCTCTCCATCAAAAACGGGTTATCTGTTAGTCTTGCAGGTATAAACCGTCTCTGATATAGTGGTTTATCTGCATTTGTCGGGTGATTTGGCCCGTAACGTAGAATATTACCACTATCTATGTCCGTAGCCCAGAATGGATCATTAGGAACCGCTGGGTCTACGAACATTTTCTTTAACCACCACCCACCTACACCTCCAGGGTTGGCAGAGGCTCTCATATACGTCTGTATCTCTGGGTCTGTGGTACGTAAACGAGAGCGAAGGTAGTTCCAAACGTATGGTGTAGGGTATTGACCCAGTTCATCTACACCAATCCACGTAAAACTCTGTCCTTGGTAGCGTGTAACGTCATTATCCTTGTCAACATAACTAAAAAGAGCCGTAGCACCGCTAGGAAAGGACCATGTATTCTTAGATTCTCTGAAAACTGCCCCTGGAAACGCCTTTGGATACAGTTTCCTTGATTGATCTATTAACTCTGTTAGCTCTGCCAGTGTCCGTCTTAGTAATAACGCTCTGTGGTTGCCGTTTGAGGCGTAACGTAAGAGGTCTACCAACATTGCAAACGATTTACCGCCACCTGCAGCCCCACCATACAGTACTTCTTTCTCTGGTGCAGCTAGAAAGTCAACTTGTGGCCCTTTATTGGGCCTAAAAACAACCTCTGTGTTCTCCTGAATTGACTCTCGTATGTCTTTGGGCAGTGATTTTATAAATTCTTGTGTTGTTGCACCACCAGAACTAGCTATTTTCTGCCCATTTACCTGCTTAGTCTTGGTTTGTTGTAGTTTTTCTACCTTTTTCTCTAAGGCTTCCTGTTGTCTCTTTGTATCTCGTAGCTTACGCTGTGCTTCTTGCTTCTTTTTGCGTACACGGGATACGTTGTAACGGCCTTTTTCTCCTGGCTTTAGCTTGGGTCTTGCCATTACTTTTTATTTTAAGTTAGCCTTGGGTTTTCTTGGTGGGTTAGTATAGTTTTTAATGTAATCAGTCATAAAACCTCTGGCCCTAGCAGCCCTCTTGCCATGTTTACGTATCAAAGCTTTATCTGATCTTTTTTGTCTGTGCGCTATTTCTTTATCTATAGCAGCCCCCATTTGCGCCCTATTTTTAAGATAGGCGGTATCGTCACCACTATCTGCTGCATCTTTTAATGCTTTATCTCGTTTAACATCTGCTTTGACCGTCTCTGCATAATACTTATCTTCTACTTTACGGCGTAAGTAGTCTGAACTAGACATGTCTATTTTCCTTTTATCTTCTAATCTAAGTTAGCTTTAGGCTTTCTTGGTGCATTAGCATACGGTTTTTTAGGTTTTGATTTTAGTTGTTTTAATCTTTTATCTGCCCTATTCCTATCAACTGCTATTGGTGCTATCTTTTTAGAGTGTCGCGCACCCCTTTGTCCTGACTCACCACGAAATAAATTTACAGCCCCCGTTACAGCATCTGTAAGCAAAGCGCGAGGAGAGTATTTTCCCATGATACCCCGCCTAGCCTGTTCAGCCGATATGTCGCCCATTATGTTCTGACTAAAGGAAGCTTCAGCTTTTTTATCTGTCTTTGCCTTCTTCTTTTTCTTTGTTTTATCGGTCATTATTTATTCCTTTTTCCCGCACTCTTCAGATACTTTGCAACACGTTTAGCCTGACTAGCATGTAGACGGCTGGCTTTACGTAGTTCAGCGGGAACACTCTTAATCCCCTTCTTACTCTTTGCCTTCTTGGTCATGATTTACGTTTTTTAGTAGGCTTCTTGGCAGTCTTTGCTGCTGCTACAAAGTTTGATTTTTTAGGCGCACCAGCAGTTCCAGGTTTACGCATTTTCTCTCCGCTTCCTGCAGCGATACGTTTACGTTTAGCGTGAATGTTGGCATATAGTCCAGGTTTACCTTTAACACCGCCGCCCTTGGACATATACTTCGTACCCTTCTTGGCTACGCCGCCCTTGGACATATACTTTGTGCTTTTCTTCTTACCAGCTACGGCTCCACCACGAGCCATGCCCTTGCTTTTCTTCTTAGGCACAGTGCCGCCCTTTGCCATATACTTACTTTTCTTTCTTGCCGCCATTTTTAGTATCCTCAGAATAAAGGTTGTTAAAAGTAATATTCGGATTCATATAACTGTTGTCTATTTCTGCCGAATGTATGTACTGACTTGGTGCAAAGTCAGGTGCGCCCTCTCCAGTAACCCACAGTGCGGGATTCGTAACTCGTACTCTGTTATTAGGAAGTGCTATAATGTTGCCTGTAAACGGTCCAGCGTCTATTAGTTCTAACACATGAGATTGTTTGTGCTGTGCTGGGTCGTCAGATATGTAGCTGTCGGTGTAGTCCACCGTAAACATATATCTTCCTGTATAAAACTCTCCGTCTATCTTACACAACCAAGGACTAGATGACACTCTGTC